ACCAGAAGCAAATTTGGCTGGCGTTAGAGCGTTTGTCAGGACATATTGAGAAGAAGGTTTGGGCCATTTCGACCCCGACAGCCCCTAAATATGGAATCCACAAACTCTTTATGCAAGGCACTCAGGAGAGGTATATCTTCCAATGCCCACATTGCAGTCGCCGCACCGAGCTTATTTGGCCCGATTGCATGGAGATCAGAGGCGAGGCAATCACTGATCCGAGGATAAAAGAGAGCTTCATAAAGTGCAAGGAATGCAACCAAAAGTTAGAGCACGAAGACAAGCCTAACTGGCTGGCTAAAGGAGTTTGGGAAGCTGAGGCTGAGGGAACGGGCGACCATCGCTCTTGGTACATAAACCAGTTGTATTCATACACTGCAACTCCAGCAGAAATCGTACTGGCGCATTTTCGTGGCTTAGGAGACGAGGCAGCTTTATGTGAATTCCATAACTCTAAGCTTGGTATGCCGTTCATCCCTGATGGCGGTCAGGTAACGGATGAAGAGTTAGAAGTCAGTGTAGCAAACTACACTAAGCAAGAGTCAAAGGCTCGCCCTGCCGTTGGCGGCGACAGGATGATTACGATGGGCATTGACCAGGGCAAAGTAAATCATGTAGTTGTGATGGAGTATTTCTTTGATGATTACAACTATGATATAAACGCGGCGGCGTTTGCTAAGTTACTGTGGGAAGGAAAAGTTCCTGGAGACAAGTTTGAAGAGCTTGACAAATTGATGCGGGAGTGGCAGGTAATGGGCTGTGTCATTGATGCCGACCCTCAAATCAATGATGCTCGACGATTTGCAAGACGCTTCCACGGCTATGTTCATCTCTGCCGATACAGACGAGGGAAAACTGGCAAGGAAATTTCAATAAGTGAAGAGAACGAAGGCGCACCTATCGCTACAGTTGATCGAACGAATTGGTTAGATGCAACATTTGGACGTTTTCACAGCGATCGTATCCACTTACCTGCTGATGTAAGCTTTGAGTTTCGTGACCACATGAAAAATCTTGTGCGGACCTACGAAAAGGACGAGAACAATAATCCCAAAGCAACCTACCTAACAACGGGACCGGATCACTTTGCACACTGTTTGAACTACGCAGAAATTGCTCTACCGTTAGCAGCGTCTATTGTAACCGGTCGCGATATTGGCAGATTTCTCTGATGGGAGATAGAAAAACAAATGGCTAACGAAAAATTCCGAATCATCGACGTAAGACACCCTTCCATCGCCTATGATGCTGGCTTCTGGTATGATTGGCGAGACACTTATGAAGGTGGTCACTACTTCACGCAGCAAAACTTGAAGAAGTTTTCAGATCGCGAATCTGAGGATGATTTCAATTCTCGAATGGCGATTACACCAACGCCAGCGTATGCTAAAGCTGCTGTAAATGACATCCGAAACTCTATTTTTCAGCGAATGCATGATATTATTCGTAAGAATGGTAGTCAAACTTACAAGCAATCGGTTGCTGGAGAGTTAGGTGGCGTCGATATGAGGGGCACTAGCATGAATGCCTTTATCGGCATTGATGTGTTGACAGAGTTACTTGTGATGGGCAAGGTCGGCGTATACATTGATGCTCCTAGAGCGACGGGGCAAACTTTAGCTGATGTAAATGGTGCGAGACCTTACCTGTATCGCTACAAGGTAGAAGACATTCTTTCCTGGTCCTGTACTAAACCTGAAGATCCAATGGAATTTCAAGCGGTTCTCTTACGGGATAAAGGCTTGGATTTTGTCAACCATGACATAGAATCAATCGACTTGCCTTACGGTGAATTTGAGCGGTATCGTTTACTCTGGGTTGATAAGGATGATGGCCGTGTTCGTGTCCAATTTTACGATCAGAATGGGACACCACTTGATGCTAATGGAGACCCACAGGTTGTTGAGGAACCTACTGTCCTAGATTTGGAACGGATTCCATTTGTAATGGTTGATATTGGCGATAGTCTTTTGAAGGACGTTGTAAATCATCAAGTTGCGCTGCTTAATTTAGGTTCAAGTGATGTTGCTTATGCCTTGAAAGCTAACTTCCCGTTCTATATTGAGCAACAAGACATGAGGGCCGTTGGAGACCATTTGAAGCATGGTGCTAATCCCGATGGTACGGCTACTACCGGCGGTCAAAGGGCGATGAATCGCGAAATGAAAGTAGGTCCATCACATGGCCGCATCTATGATCTTAGAGCCGAGCCACCTGGTTTCATTCATCCTTCATCGGAGCCTTTAGAAGCTTCTATGAGACTTCAAGAAAAGCTTGAAGATGATATCCGCAAACTTGTCAATTTAGCAGTACAGAATAAAGTTGGACGACGAGTCACTTCTGCTGAAGCTCTGAAAATGAGCGACCAAGGTCTTGAAGCTGGCTTATCGTATATTGGGCTTGTACTAGAAGGTGCCGAAAGAAAAATCAGCACTCACTGGGCTGCATACGAAGAGCGCGAAGTCAAGAAGCGTAAAATTGCAACGATCAAATACCCCGATCGCTATAGTTTGAAGTCTGATCTTGACCGGATTCAAGAAGCTACTAAGCTTTCTGAATTGATGTTCACCGTGCCCGGCACAACTGTGAAGAGGGAATTAGCAAAGGATATTGTAACAGCGTTGCTTGGTGGAAAAATTAACGTCGATACTATGGATAGTATTTTCATTGAGATTGATAAAGCTGACTACACAACTAGTGATCCAGACCTTATCATCCGAGCTAAAGAAGCTGGGCTCGTTAGCGAGCAAACTGCATCAATGGCACTAGGTTTCTCAGAGAATGAGTATTTACAAGCACGTAAGGACCATGCTGAGAGAGCAGCACGGATTCTATTAGCACAAACAGCCGCTAACAAAGCTGGGGAGTCAACTGACGATGCGGAAAATGCAGGTGCTAGAGGTGTAGAAGATGTTTCCGCCGAGCCTGCGAGTGAGGGAGTGGAAGAACGGAAACAAGCAACTGAGACTGCATTAAAAGAGACGACAAAGAAGCCCCAACGTGGCGAAGCAAAATAAGGAGTCATATATGAGTCTTCCCGTTAAACAAAGTGGTCCTAAATTTCAAATTGGAGTGGGTACTGTTGGGAACGGTGCCGCTCAGAAACTTACCGAAGCACCTTTTGGTGCTGTAAGAAGTGTTTATGTGAAATGTACATCTGGAATTATTTACGTTGGCAAAGGCAGTACTGTATCGTCGGCAATTGGTTATCCATTAGCATCAGCAGGTGATGCTGTTGTTGAAATTGCTATTGATGATCCTAGTAAAGTTTGGGTCATCGGCGCTGCCGGTGGTCAAACATACAAATGGCTTGCCAGTTAAGAATGGAGTGTTGCTATGTATAGTTACTATGGGACATTAGCCGAAGCTAATGAGTATTTTGATAACCGACTTCATGAAGAAGCTTGGTACAATGCTCCTGCGGATGACCGTCCCAAAGCTCTAATCAAAGCAACACAGCTTATTGACTCTTTGAATTTCAAGGGCTACAAAGCGGCCGTCTATGACATTAAGTATGACTATGACGGAACTGACCTTGATCCCACAGAAGAGGAAATCCGCGAAGCGGAGGCATCGCAGGAATTGGAATTCCCGCGTGGCGAGGACACAGAAACGCCCAATCAAATTAAACTTGGATGTTGGGAGATTGCCCACGCCCTTTTGGATGGAGTCGATCCTGACCTTGATATTGAGAACCTTGGCGTGTCAAGCCAAGGATATGCGTCTGTGCGGACTACCTACGCCCGCAGTCAAGCGCAGGTTGAACATCTCATGCATGGCGTACCTAGTGCGACGGCTTGGAGATACATTAAACCATTCCTGCGTGACGCAGAGGAAGTAAAACTAAGTAGGGTTGATTAAGGAGCGTGAAATGAAACGCGATTTTGATTTTTTGTATGGTCTTCCTATTCTTGCATGTTTTGATGGCGATGATGATGCTGGCGATGGTGCTGGTGGTGCTGGTGGCGATGGCGGTGATAATACCCCTGACCCATCACCTATTGAAGCTCGCTTGAAGCATGCTGAAGAAGAGGCAAAGGTAGCACGAGAAGAAGCCGATCGAAAGTCTGCGGAGGCACGACAAGCGGCGAATGTGGCGGCGAAAGCGAAAGAGAAGGCTTTCAATCAGGAGGACTTGAATACATTCCTGGCTGATGACCGGCGAAGGCATCAAGAAAAATACAGGAAGCTGGAGGGAGCTTATGAGGAGATGCTAGCGGACAAGAATCTGGCGAATGACCAGCGTAGCAAGTTTGAAGCTGAGCTGCAAGATTTGCAGAAATCTTTCCGAACGATCGAACAGCAGCAAGAGTACGAACGGAAGCAGGAGCGCGTACGATTTGCACAAGAAATGACCGGCTATAAAGAATCGGCCAATAAATGGGAGCACATGTACAAAGACTCTGTCATTCAACGGTCATTACAAGATGCGGCCGTTAGTGCTGGAGCCTTTAACCCATCACAGGTGGTTAATTTACTTAGTCCAATGACACAAATGCGTCCAGTTGTGGACGAGAATGGTGTCGAACTTGAGGACAAGATGGATCCAAAAGTGGATTTCCCTGACATTGATGAAAAGACAGGGGAGAGTATAACGACTCTACGTACCCCTCAAGAAGCTGTACAACGAATGAAAGAATTGTCTGAACATCATGGCAATCTTTTCCGTGCCAACGTTGTAAGTGGTATTGGGTCCGGTGCCGCAACTGGTGGTGTTACATCAGGCGAAGGTGGACGAATTGACGTTACGAAACTGACTCCAGAACAGTATCGGAAGATGCGCAAGGAGAACCCGGAAGCCTTGGGTCTTCGTCGAAGCTAAGTCCTAAACTCCAAAAACGGGGATGGTATTCTGTTAACTAAAGTATTTGTTGCCCTATAAGGGGCATTCTATTTCAGCCCTTATGAGGGCAACCTAAAAGAAGGAAAAGAAAATGATGAATTTTCTGTATGCGAATCCTATCGTGGCTTGTTATGCCAACGATAATGATGCGTTGATCCCCGAGCTTTGGGCACAGGAAGGTCTGGCCATTCTCGAAGAGAATATGGTTATGGCTCGCCTCGTCCACCGGGATTTCAGTAACGAAGTCGCCAATTTTGGCGACGTGGTTAATACTCGGCGTCCGTCTGAGTTCACTACACGGCGTAAAACTGACGCCGACGATGTGGAAAACCAGGACGCTATCAGCACAAACGTGCAGGTTTCTTTGGATCAGCATGTTTATGTTTCGTTCACGATCAAGGATGGGGAGTCCACAAAGGCTTTCCAGGACTTGGTTGATATCTATCTGACACCTGCCGCGATGCAAGTCGCGCGAACGATTGATCGGATTTTGGTCGGGCAAGCCCACCAATTCCTCGCCAATAAGGTCGGTCGTCTGATGGAGATGGACGCGACAAATGCCAAGGACTTCCTCCTGGAAGCTCGGGAAAAGATGAACGTCAACAAGGCATACCCCTCGGGGCGGAGCATGGTTCTGTCGCCTCAGTCGGAGACTGAAATGTTGAAGACGGAACTGTTCATCAGTGCTGAGAAGCGCGGCGACGAAGGTACAGCCCTTCGTGAAGCTAGTCTTGGTCGTCTCTTGGGTTTTGATACTTACATGGATCAGAATGTGCCCGCCATCACGAAGTCTATCACGGTAGATTACCTGGATGGTGTCACTGATGAGACAGAGCCCGCTGGTGAGACTACGATCAATGTGACGATTGCTGCCTATGCCGCCATTCCTGGCGAGTATATCTGGTTTGAGACTGAAGGTCAGCCTCACGTCGTCGAAGCCTCGACTGGTACTGGTGCAACTGACACCGTGAATATTGTTGATGGCCTGAAGACGGCCGTTGCCGCTGCGGCTATTTGTACGCTGTACAAGTCTTGCGACGTGGCCGCGAACTACTCCGCTGGGTACTCCAAGGGTCTCGTTATCGAGAATTATTCGGCAACTAAGCCGCCCGTCGTTGGTCAACTGATGGCCTTCGGTACTGGTACGACACGTCAAGTGTACACCATTATCGAATCGTACCTTGATGGCAGCGATTACACGATCTATCTGGATCGTCCGCTGGATCTTCTCGTCACGACTGGTTCTAATACGGCGTTCCCAGGTCCGACTGGTGCTATTAACCTGGCGTTCCACAAGAACGCCCTCGCCCTCGTCTCGCGTCCGTTGGCTCTGCCGAACGGTGCTCTTGGCGTAAAGGCCGCCGTTGGTTCGTACAACGACGTGGCAATGCGAGTTTCGATGCAGTACGACATCACGAGCCAGGGTACTATTGTGACTCTGGACCTCTTGTGTGGTGTGGCAATGCTGGATGAAAATCTGGGTTGCGTTTTGCTCGGCTAATCCGAGTTAAGTTGGTTTTATCCGGGGTGAGGCATCTCACCTCACCCCGGTTTTCTTTGGCTTGGAGGAAGTGGCTATGGATGTAATTGGTTTTGATTGGCACACTATGCTGCGAGAACTAGGCCCTCTGATGGGCGTTATTCTCTTCTTCATTTGGCGCGATTGGAAGCGAGAAGTACGCCTTTCTGAGCGTGTAGAAAAACTCGAAGATTACCAGAAAGAAACTCTTGTGCATCTTGTGGAAAAAGGAACGGCCGCTCTCGTACAAAGTTGCGAAGTGATTAAATGGATCAGTCGTACACTTGATCGCGTGTCTACAAAGTGTCCTTACATGGGGGCTTCTCATCAAGACGTATCTAGTATGACGGATATTACCAATGACTGATGAAAACCGGTCACTTAATCGTTTCATTAGGCGTACTCTGTACAGTTTGAAAAGACAGTATGGTAGTAGGGTTGATGTATACCAACTCAATGACGCAAACACAGATTATGAGACGGGAGTAAAGACGGTTGACAAGACAGTGAATATTGTGCGAAAGTGCATCGTCTTACCAGTTAAGGTCGCACGCGAAGTCGTGCAGTCGATTTCCCAAATCTCGGCGAACAAGATGTTCGTCATGGGTGGCTCTTACGACGCTGGAACGCGGATGTTCATTATCGACACAAGAGATATGCCCGATGGTTATGAATTTACGATGGATGATTGGATTGTCTATAACGGGCGTCGATATGACCTGAAAACTGTTGAAGAGTTTGAGCAACATACGGCTTGGACAATCGTTGGTAAGGAAGTGAAGGGCGTCCGCCCCGAACAAGTATTCTTCGCACACGTCACTGATAAATTGATACTAGAACAAGATGCCGATGGATCGGTCTAACTGGAGCGATATACTATGGCAACAACATTGGATGCGGACCTGGCACGGTGGGTTTTTGCTTCCATTGCGGTATACTTTAAGGATGTCGCAGATGG